ACCTGTCATAGATTCTTCATTTAATTGAAGAACATATTTAATATAATTTTTAGAACCTTCAGTGATGTAGTTGAATGACATTACATGCTCCTAAAATAGTTATTGAATAGTTTGACCATATTTTCATTCAAATTTCTTTTGGAAGAACCTTTAATAATTCTTTTAGCATTATTGAATTCTTTTTCAGACCATGATCCATTCTCAAGAATCCATTCTTTTCCTTCCATGATTCCATTGACGAAAGCATTTGGAGCTGATGGATCGGCTACAATGTCAACCGCAGCAAGCATAAAGTCCTCTTGAACTTCTTGATAACCATTCTTAGTTTTTAAAGAACCCATTCCACGGGTAGATACACCTAGTTGTGCACCTTCTTCAATTAAATTTTTTACAATGCGGCCCATCGGGGTATCCATGATCTTGGCCTTACCGTAAATGGTATTGCCATCTTCATGAAGTTCCTTGACGATGTGCGAAACACGGTCAAGATTTACAGTTGGGCCAGTTGGATGGTTTAGTTCACCTAGAGCACGGCCTTTGTCAACATACTCGGTGATATATCTCTTGCATTCCTTGATAAGAATGCCTTGGGGATATACTCTGCCATTGCGGTTCTTTACGCTGGCTTGCATAAATACACCTTCAATGAAGTAAGCCTTATCACCATTTCCGGTGTTCTCTTTGATGTACTTAATATCTTCGTTGATTTCAGTTATTAGTTTCATTGGTGGGCTTTATGATGGTTTTTGCGACAGTTTCGTACATTCCTTCAATCTTTTTGCCAGTCTTTTCATAGAGAAGCTTGGAGGTATTCTCTTTGAAAGCAACTACGTTCTCGTCAATCATATTCTTGATTAGTTCATTTACTTTGGGATTCATTTTTGTAATACCTTTACTTTCTGGCAAAATTCAAGATGCTGATCTAAATTGGCCTTGCTTTCAAAAATAGATTCAACCATTAGAGTTCTATTTTTTGGACTAAGTTGATCAAACAGTGTCTTGATATCTTTAAGTTCTTTCTCTGTTATATTTATAACACTTTCATTTTTTAATTTAATTTTTGATGGATTTGAAGGATCATACGATTCCAAAAACTCAACAAAATTTTTAATTTCTTCTGATTTGGGAGTAAATTTAAATGTAGGTTTAAACAACTTCTTCTGTGTGTTATTTCGCAATGATTCAATATTTTCATTGAGTTTTGTAGTTAAAGCAGTACTCAATGATTTTTTGAATTCTTCATCATTATTTTTAATTAAACTTTCAAAACTCTTTTTTAGAAGTGTAGTGCTAGTTTCACTCATTGTGGTGGCTGTCCTTCGGCAGCAGCCTGCTGTTGAGCCATCTGTGCCATTTGTTCGGCTTGAATTCTCTGTCTGTCAACTGCTATTTCTTTATCCATCTCTTGCATTTCTTCTTCAGTTTGTTTCAAAATCTTTCTGCGAATATATTCTGAAGAGAAATATTTTCCAACATATGGATCAACAAACTGAACCATCTTTAGTCGTTCTGCCAAAATTTCTGCTTCCTTTAGATCCCAAAAATAATTGTCGGTATTGAATACTACTTTGATTTCTGGACGAAGTTCGTGCCAGTCATCTTCAGTCATTACACCTTTTAGTATCAATTGAACTCGCAATAGATCCAAAAACAACTTGCTAAATTGATGGCGAAGTCTTTCAATAAATTTATAGAACTTGACTTCTTCTCTCGTAATTTCTACGGAACGGCCCATATTAAATCCAGTTTGATCTGACATCAAACGGCTGAGCGGAACGTTCAATGAAGCATACAACTTTTTCTTGAAGTATTCTACGTCTTCAATTTGAGACATGGCATTACCACCTGGAAGAGTAGTAATTTGTGTACCATTAGAACCTTCACGGCGAGGAATCCAGTAATCTTCCAATACAGAAAGATGGTTTCTTTCATCGCGCACTTCGCCAGTAGTCTGATTGTAGATCAGGCGTGTGCGGAAACGGCTCATCATGTCACGAACGTACTGTTCAGCCTTTTGCTTAGGAAGCTGTCCTACGTCAACGTAGAAGACTCTTCGTTCGGGTGCACGTGCAACACGGTAAACTAGAAGAGAATCTTCTAGTTGTCTTAACATGTTCAATGGTCTAATTGCTTTGTGCAAATAACCAAGAACTCTCTTTGTATTGAGATCAACAACACCAGATGGAACATAAACTACACTGTCTGGGGACAGATGCAGTCCACCGGGACCAGTTAACATGTATGTTTCTTTGTCAGTATTGGTATAAAGATAATATTCTTCAATTTTTTTGATTACACCAACTTGAGTATTTCCAACTCGTTCTTGTTGTTTTTCAACTTTACGAATCTTTTTTATCTTTAGAGGATCAAGAGGAATAATTTCCTCAATTCCATTCATTGGTTGATCTTTATCAATTGCAATATTATAAAATATACGAGAATCGATATACCATCTTCTAAAAATTTCATATGACTTTCCATTAAAATCCATTAGATGGATAATTTTTTCAAATTCTTTGTAAATCTTTAATTTAATTGGCTCAGCAATTGGAACAGTGACAAGATCTAATTTTACTGGTTTTCGGTCTGTGCCCGGCACAATTGATGCATTGACAATTTCATCAATAGCATTGTCTACCTCTGGATAAATAGACATATTACGATATTGAATGATAGATGCACCTTCATCACGAAGGTTGGCAGCATAGTCCAAAGCAGTTCCAAAAAATCCACCAGCTTCAACTGTAACAGTTCCATCAAAGATTTCGGGAGCAGCAATATTTTGTGCTACAATCTCGCTTTTTTTCTGTGGTTCGTCTTTTGTTCTACCAAACTGGAATCCAAAAATATCTATTTCCATCAATAATTCCTTTTTATAATCTGTCTGTTTGTGTTATGCTATCAATCGAAATTGTATCATAAACAAACACTACGTTAAAAGTATTTAACACATTTGGACGAGCCATACTAAAAGACATCTCATTTATTGTTCTAGGCCACAATCCATTTAAACGAAAACGCTTCAAAACATTTTCATTTAATCCAAGATGTTCAATATACCAGTTAACTTTATAGTTTGGCGTAATTGAATATCTTGTTGTATTATCAACATGATTGTTTATATAATTATGCCACCGATGAAATTTTTTCCACAAATCTCCGCTATCCGTGTCATCTACAATGGACACAGACCATGTAGAATAAAGTTTTTCACCGGGATAGTTTAACTTTCTACCAAAATAGTCGTATGAAACTGTGCTTGTCTGTAGTGTAGGTATAAGGGTTGATCTAATATGAAATGGAATTGCAGTTCCAGCATTATTAGAATTACCTGATGTAGAAGCTGTACCAGCCCCAGAAGGAAAACTTCCTGTCACCAAAAATCTATTTTGGCGGGTACCACCTTTAAAGTTATCTTTAAATTCATTTAGTGATGCCATGATCAAATTCCAGTAAGTATGTCTATAAAATCAAATGTTAAAGTTACATCAAAGGTTACAAATTCAGATGAACCTAAGTCAAAATTAATTCCACCTACTTCACTTGGCCAACATCTATTTAACTTAATTTTTCTTAATACTTCACCATTTGGTTTTAATTGTTCTATAAAAAAAGTAGTTTGTAAATTTGAATATGAATAATTATTACCTTCCACTTGATGTGTAAGGTGGCCGTCTAATTTTTCTTTCCAACTATTAAAGGCTTTCCACAGAGCACTATCATTATCATCATAAATTCTAATTGGCCATACAGAATATTGACGATCTCCTGCAAAATAGGCCATTCTTCCTCTGTATGGAACACCTATAACACCAACATCTGCTTTTGGTAATGAACCAGATGATATAAGAAATGAACTAGTAGTATTATTATTTCCAACATTTACTCTACTGGGAAAATTAGGAATAACACGAAAACGGTTTGCTCTAGTACCGCCCTTAAACCCAGCTTTAAATTGGTTTAATGAGTTATATGATGCCATATTATTGGTTTAGAGTTATATTAAGTGTAAACGAAGTTGTTCCAATCAATG